CTCCGTTATAGCGTCCGTATATATTCTTCGTATTTCTCCGTTAAACCTACATAAGCGTCAAGCAGGCTTGCCATGCCGTCTATGCGCTGCTTTGCGGCTTGATTTTTGACCGGAACAATATTGCCGTTTACGTCGGTTTTAACGCCTGTGTTTGTCAAACACCATTTCAAGATCGGGTGATTGTTATAAACAATCCGCTTTGCCTGCAAGTCTGCACCCATGTTCTGCATAGGAAGTGAAAGCGTTTTTGCGCCCTGTATGCAAGGGATCATATTAAACCCGCTCGCCTTCATTTCCTCAACCCAATAACGGGCGCTCCATGCGTCATAGTAAACCCAAGCGGGAACGATCTTGTATTCCGCCGCCATTTCCAAAAACCACGCCGTTACGTCCTTGTAATTGATCGTGTTTCCGGCGCAAGTGCGCAATAGTCCGCGATCCCGCCACTTGTCATAGGGTATCTTTTCTTCCGCCACGCGGCGCTCTAACGTTTCTTCCGGTATCCAGTACATTTGCGTAACACACCGTTTCCCCGTGTCCTTGTCGATCATCAAGAGCGTTGCACACGTCAAATCAAGCGTTTTCGACAGGTCAGCGCCGCCGATCGCAAACTTGTTCTTGAAGCGGGCAAGATCGAACGTTTCCGCGTTGTCTATGTCCTCATAGGTCAGCCACGCCGTGCTTAACGTATCCTTGATATTGAAATCCTTTACCAGCAGGCCGCGCAATTCGTTAGGGTTATTTTGTGCGCGGGCAACCTTTGTTTGAAGATCATCTATTTTCTTGATCGTGCCTAACGCGGGGTTTGCCTTCTGCCATGCCTCCGGCTGCGTCCATTCCTCGCGGCTGTCAAGCTCATAGAGGATTGGAAGAAACGTATCATCTTTGAAAACGCCGTCAACGATATTGCAGGCCGTCGCATACATTTCATCAAAGATGTTTTCGCGGATCGTTCCCGCCGTCGTTATCATAATCAAGAGCGGCTGGCGGCGGGCGCTCTGCGATTGCTTCATAACCTCGTATAAATTGCGGTCTTTAATGCCGTGCAATTCGTCGATCACAACGCAATGAGAATTTAGGCCGTCCATGCTGCCGCTGTCCTTGCTCAACGCCTCCATTTTTGAAAACGTGTTTGCAAAGTATAGATCGCCCTTGCGCTTGCGTACAAGCTCGCGCAACTGTGGGCTTTGCTTAATCATGTTATAGGCCTCTTCAAAGATAAGCCGCGCTTGATCTCGCTTTGTGGCAACGCAATAGATTTCCGCGCCCGCTTCACGGTCGGCGATCATCATATAAAGCGCAATGCCCGCCAGCATGGTACTTTTGCCGTTCTTTCGGGCAACGTAGAACATTGCTTCGCGGTACTGCCGCAAGCCCGTTTCTCTATCGACGAACCCGAACAGCGCGGATATGAAAGCCTTTTGGAACAATTCAAGCGTTACAGGCTTGCCCGCCCACTCGCCCTTTGAATGCTTGCAGAAGCGTTCTATAAACTCAATCGGGCGCAAGGCCTTCTTTTCGTCAAAGATATACCGTGCGCCCGCTTCCGGCGCTTCGATCCGCCGCGCCAGCTCTTCATAAACCTTCCGAACCCTGCGCGAAACAACGCATTTACCGCCTTCAATCTCCCTCCAATATTCAAGAATGTAATTCAAGGTTTATCCCTGCTTTGTGATGAAGTCCAGCACTTCATTTTTCTTCTTGCTGTCAACCTCCGGCGGCGGTAATAGGTCGGTAAGCTGCTTATAAAGAAGGCTGTAACGCTGGATCGTCGTATTATAAGACTTCAAAGCAGGGCTTTCCCGCAAGAACTCTTGTTTACCCTGCTTGAAGTGGTCAACTGTGCCGTTTTCCTTGATCTTTTCGCGCAAATCTGCAAGGGTTTCCGCCACGAAAGATATTTCAACAATGAGCTTTTCGGCTATGTCTTTGCGATCCGCCGGAACAAGTTTCAATATCTTTTTAAGTTTGCGCACGTCCTTCAATCTCTCATTATCTCTATCGTTTGTCATGGCAAATCACCCCGTTTCAATACTACCCGTTCGGGCTTTTGCCCTCCCCTCATATGTGCGCCCGTGGAGAGGAAAAGACAGGTTGCCCCCTGCCGGTGTGTTTTCCCCCTCTAAAAAATTTTAGTGGGGGGTATTTCGTCGCTGCGTCGTGAAGCGTTATACTTCTCGAACCATTCCGCCGCCAGCTTTTCGTTTAACTTCCTGTTGTGCGCTCTGCTTTCGTCGCTTTGAATGCGTCGTATGCACTCTTCAAGCGTTGTCGGCATTAGAACAACCTCCGCCCGTAATTCGTCGGCAACAGCTTTCATTTCCCGCGCGTCTGCGATCGTCGTTATTACGAAGGCGCGTTCCCATCTGCCGCGCCGCGCCTGTATGATCTGATATAGTAATTCCCGAACCTCCAACGCAACGGACAGGATCGGCGCATGGTTCAAATGCACGTTGCCCGTTTCACCGTTCAGCGCCGCGCATAGATAATCAAGATCAACAACTAAATCCTTGCCGCTTTTATGCTGCGCAACGTATGTTGTTTTCCCGCTCGCCGGACTTCCGCACACAAGAAAAACGTTCGCTTGCTTTATTACGTTGCCTTCATCATCGAAGGCAATACCATTCAGCCGCGCCGCCTGCCCCCGTGCCTTCATGTCCTGCGAATGTTCTTCCGCGTGGCACTTCTCGCAAACGGCTTTCAGATTGTCCCAATTCAACGTTATATCCGGATCGTTGACATTCCACGGCTTGATATAGCGGATATGGTGGACTACGGAAGCCGCCCCGCCGCAACGTTCGCAAATATAGTGCTGGCTTTGCAAATAAGCCTCGCGCGTCTTGCGCCACTCCTTGCTGTCATAGAACGGCCTCGCGTAGTCCTTCGCCATACCCTTAACCCCTTTCCGCTTTCAGTTGAAGCGTTTTCAAAAGGCTGTCAATAGTCCGCTGTATCTTGTCAGCGTCTACCCGCTCCGCATGATACCAAAGCGTAAGAATGAATTTCCCCGCCGTATCTGCTAACGGATCGGTTTTCTGTGCCTCCGCCGGAATGCCCGTGCAAAGCTCGATATAGTCCGGAATAGCCGCAAGCAATCCCGTTATAATATCGTCGTTGTCGGTGTTATCCAGCCGTAACGCTTCGCGGGCTTGCTCTAACGTAAGCATTGCACCCGCTCCCGATTAAGTCGCCGAACGTGTCAGCTTGATAAAGGCCTCTTCCACAATGGGCTTGCAATCGGCAACCGCCATAGCGCGGTAATCAATGCGCCCGCTCTTGAAGCTGCTTTCGCGGGAAGCCTCGATCGTGATACCCTCCGGCAGATTGTAGCCCATGTAATTGAAGTTACCGAACAGGATAGTTTCCGCCGGGAGGTAATCATCAACAACGACAGGGAAGCCAAGAATTTTCCCGATCCCCTCAGCCTTCGGATCGGCAATGAAGAGCGGTCGCCCGTTGCTATCCACCATGCTGTAAAACAGGTTGTACAGCGCGGCGTTGTTCATTGCCCAGCAAGCGCCGGAAGCGTACCCGCGTTTCAGCGCGGCAACGACCTTCACAACGTCGGCATATTTCAGCCCGTTTGTTTTGTGGAAGGTAAAGGCGTTTGTATCGCCCCAAGTAATGCCGTTCAGAACGCCCGTACCCTGCGAAGAACCCGTACCGTTTACAAGGCCGTCCGCAATGCAGGCCATCACGCAATTAGTAAGCTCTTCCACAAGGTAGCTTTCAAATGCGGCAATGCTCATGCTCTGCACTTTGACGCTGATAGAAAGCACCTTCATAATTTCGTAGCCGTCGAAAGAAACGGTTGCGACGCTGGGCGCTGCGCTGTCAACCGCCGCGCCCTCGGTGTGCCAGCTTGCAGCGGCGGCGGGAGTGCCGACAGGGATAGCGATTTTAGAAGGCACATTGAAGGAACGGCAAACGCTCATAATGCCGCCCATCGTGCGGGCTTTGCTGATAACCTCGTTCAGCGTCTGCGTGGGAAGAACCGCCGCGACGTTGCCGGAAGTGCCGTAAGCGTCCGCCCGCTGCTCGGTCATGGCGCGGTTGAAGGCCGCTTCCTCAAAGCTGTTCAGCTTGCGCCCCAGCAGGCGCTTCATAAACGCGCTGCGGTATTCGGCGCTGTTGAATACGTCGCCTTCGGTGGCCTCATAGCTTGCGCGGCGCTCGAAGGTCATACCCGCACCCGCCACGGGGTTAAAACTGTTCTGCTGCCCGCCTGCGGCGCGGCTCTGTACATTCTGCTTTGCCTGCGAAAGTCCTTCAAGCTCAATATTGAGCGCGTCCACGTCGGCGGTTGCGTCGGTGGCAACAATGTTCTTGATCTCTGCCGCTCTGCGCTCGATTTCCTCCAGCGTAGAAGTGCGGTAATGGTTGAAAGCCTCTGCAATAGTCTTGAATTTCATTTTGTATTCCTCCGTTTAATTGAAATAATGGCGTTTGCCGTTTCTGTGATCTGCTTTGCGAAGGCAAGGTTTTCACTTCGCGCCGCTTTGGGGTTGTTGCTGCCCTCGTAGCCGGAAGCAATTTTCTTCTGCTCCCGCTCCAAGATGTCAATTTGCCTGTAAAGCACTTCTGTAAGCGATTTACGCGGCTTGTCCTGTGCGGCCTCCGCCGCCTCGGTCTGCTCCCGCTCCGGCTCGGCGGGCTTTTCGATGTGGATTTCAATTTCTGTTGTGTTCCCGTCTTGCTTGACAATGGCGGGCTTTACAACAATGCCGTTTTCGTCTGCCATAGCGTTATACCTCTTTCAGCAGAATTGAATTTGCCTTGATAATGGCTTTTGCCCTCTCCGCCGCCGTAGAAGTCCATGCGTTAATAGCGGATCGCGCTTCAACGCTGGTCTGCGGATAAGCAGGGAACGGAACGACGCTGATTTCATACACTTTTTCAATCTTTGTGATCGTGCGTGTGTTTGTCGCCGCGTCGTAGCTGTCGCCGCCCTCCGGCACTTTGAAGGCGAAGGACATTCCGGAAAGATCGCCGCGCTGTACTGCCGTATAAACGCTTCGCGCTTCCTCGGTGTCCGGTAATTCTGCAACCATGCTCAACCCTGCCGCGTCAAGCGTCAGTTGCATTGTTTTGGGCGTTCTCGCAAGCGGTACTTTGTTCAAGTCGTGATTGTAGAACAATCTCGCGTCTGACAAGTCCGCATGATCCAGCGCCCCCGCTCGGATAATTTCAATAAACGCGCCTGCCGGATCGTTTATCGTGGTGGGCTGATCGTAAACAATCGGCCTACCCTCTAATTTAAGAACCTTCGCCGCGCCTGCCGCCGCCGCGTCCGCTCTTATTTCGCATACTCTAATTTCCTTCATGCCTGCGTTCCTCCGTTCTCTCCGTTGTTGCCGTCCGCCCCCGCTCCGGTATCACCGTTCAGCGCTGCGGGCGCTTTTGCCTTTGCAAGCTGGTATTCCTCCGCCTTGTCCGCGTCAACGTAATTCAGCGATTGAATGCGGCGATCTCCGCCGGAAACGCTCGGAAGGTTCAGAATTTCCAATGCTTGATTGACCGTAAGCAAGCCCATAGGCATAATTTCACGGATCAAGTTTACTTTCGTTGCGTTGCTGGTGAATTGAAGCCGCCCACTCTCGAACAGAATAGAATTGCCGAAGGCTCTTTCCCGATCGTTGAACAGCTTGCGCGTAAATTCAAGGCTTAATTGCAGCGCCAGCGGTTCAATGACGCTTTCATAGAACGCCGCCCATTGGTTTTCGTCGTAGCTGCTGTTTACG